CGACATGTGCGAGAGTGTCAACGCTATGGGCTGTCATCAATGGGCATCGTCGGTTTCCGGTGCTTGTAGGTGCGACGGATGACAAGGCAAGCGAGCACAGAGAAAACTTTTTTGCGTTGCTCGCATCGTCGCCATTGTTGCTGGACGATTACCCGGAGATGACTCCGCTGCTGCTAAAGTGGCGACAGCCGAAACGACAATTCAGACTAGACGGCAGGCTGCTGGCGTTGCATCCAAAAGATGGACGCGGGCGAATTGTGTTTCCGGATATCCACGATTCGGCAAGCTGCCAGGCACATATAGCACCCTACTCGGTGAATGCTACTGACGTGTCAGGGCTGTCGTATGTTGATCGGTTCGGCGTGACGATTCGCCCGGACTTGCTAGTGTTTGACGACGTTCAAACTCCGCAATCAGCGAAGTCGCCGTTGATGACGGAGGAGCGAGAAGAAGCAATTACAAAGACGTTTCTCGGCCTGGCCGGACTTGGTGAAAAGATTGCGGCTATCATGGTTGCGACTGTTCGCGAGCACGACGATTTGACTGAGCGGTTTTTATCTCGCGAGCGGCATCCAGATTGGGACGGAGAAAAATATCCGTCGATCATCCGCATGCCGGACAAAATGGATTTATGGGAAACCTATGGCCAAAAATTAAGTCAAGGCGATACGCCGACAATCGGCAAGGCGATGGCACAGGAGTTCTATGAAACACATCGCGAATCGATGGACGGCGGCGGGGTCGTGGCGTGGGAACACGACAAGCTGCCAGATGAGTTATCTGCGTTGCAAAGCCTAATGACTGTCCGGGCTTTGGATCTAAGTTTCTTCCGGTGTGAGATTCAGCAGGAAGGCGAGATCCAAGTAAACACCAGCGGCTTGCGACTCGATGCACAAACGCTGCTCATTCGAACGTCTGGCTATGATCGCGGGCGTGTGCCAGACGATGCTGCTTTCCTGACGGCTTTCGTTGACAGTTCCGACAAAGTGCTGTGGTGGATGGTGCTTGCTGTCGGCAAGGATCTTAGCGGCTCAATCGTAGACTACGGAACTTGGCCAGATCAGCAGCGGCCTGTTTTCTACAAGGCGAATCTAGCACATGCGATTGGCGACGAAGCACCGGGAAGATCATGGGAAGAATCGTTTGTCGTCGCTCACAATGAGCTGGAGCAAATGCTGTGCGACGATTGGCAAACTGTTTCTGGCGGAACGCGGCAGATTGATTTGATTTTGAAAGACTGGTCAGACGGGGGGCAGATGCCGTTGATCAGATCACAAATCGGATCGAGCAAAGATCGGAATCGTATGAGAGCCTCAAAAGGTTTTGCGCCAAAGCCTGGCCGCAAGCCAATACACTTATGGGGCGACATTTACAGAGACAAATCTGGAACGGGGTGGATTGAACGGCGTTCCGAAAATCCGGTGCATGTGCAATTCGATGCGAACATTATCAAGAGCATGGCGGCACGTCGATTGCTGACGGCTCGCGGAGCACCTTCGGCGATTATGTTGCCCGGCACTGATGATCGAGCGAACAGATTATTGGTCGAGCACTTCACATCAGAAGTGCCGAAAGAAGTTTCATACGACGGCACGAAGGGCGTTGTCTGGGTTGACATACCATATCGGAACAATGACTGGTGGGATTGTTTTTGCGGCTGTCTGACAGCCGCTTCTGTACTAGGATGCAAACTGAGTGGAGACACTGCAACAAAAAAACAGGTCAAGAAATTCGCACTCCCCGGTGGAGTACGCCGTGAGTGAAAACGAATTCCAATTGCCGGGGTTAAAATGTCCTGACTGTGGCCACACGTTAAGCCAAGTCGATCACACACGCACAAAAACTGGCAGCGTGTTTAGAGAGCGAGTGTGCAAAAACTGCGGCGCAAAACACTGGACGGATGAGAGAATTCGCAAGACGGAACGTGGCCGTTTTTCCGGGCCGTGCCAATAGGAAACTCAGCCGCTATTTTGTGCGTCGTGGCATTAGTGCCAATCGTCAATAGACTCGGTTCGTCGGTGTGCTGGAAACTGCGTGAATGGCAGAACCAGCAGATCAACTCGCAGCCGAAGCACTCAAAGCCGCCAGCGTTTCAAACGATGGCGTAACGGTCACACGCCGTTCGCTCAAGGATCTGATTGAGTATGAAAATCATTTAGCGGCTAAGAAAGCAACGGCATCGCCTGCTGCAATGCTGCGAAGCATGTGCAGCAAAATTGTACCTCCGGGGGGCCACTAGATGGCACGCCGAAAATCAAAGCCACTACCAGTTCCAAAACCGATTCACGCCAAGTTTGATCTTGCACAAACGACGAGCGAGAACAAACGACACTGGGCGAATGCCGACAGCCTATCAGCACGAGCAGCCGCCAGTTATTCAGTGCGGCGAATCATCCGGTTGCGATCACGATACGAAGCTGAAAACAATTCTTGGTACGCTGGAATTCTGCGGACTGCCGTGAATCATATCGTGGGCAACGGGCCGCGATTGCAGATGCTGACTGAGGACGTTGAAGCGAATCGGCGAATAGAAAAAGCGTTTCGCAGATGGGCAACTAAGATCGATCTAGCAGACATGCTGCGAACGATTGTCGAAGCTTATTGGCGCGACGGCGAAGTCTTCGTCATGCGAGCAGACAAGCCGCAGAACTTCCCAATGACGTTGGATCTGCGAACGCTCGAAGCCGATCAGATTAGCAATCCGTGGCAGGCAAGCGTTTACAGTGATGCCTTTACAGACGACGGAATTCAGTTCGACAAATCGCTGAACGAAATTCAGATCTACGTTTACAATCAGCATCCCGGTTCGAATGTACCAATCAGCACGCTCGACGGTGCGTGGTATTCTTCGCGTGAGGTGCTCCACTTATTTCGTGCCGATCGTCCGGGACAGACTCGCGGAATACCTCGGGCAACACCGGCACTCCAGACGTTGCCAATCATGCGACGGCAGGAACTAGCAACGCTCTACAGTGCTGAGACAGCCGCGAACTTCGCGATGTATTTGAAATCAAATTCGCCTGCACTCGATCCGACAGCAAGCCCTGCCGACTTCGCAGAGATTGAGATCGCACGCAACATGCTGACGACGCTGCCGGCAGGTTGGGAGATCGGACAGGTTGAACCAAAACAGCCAGGGCCGTTGTACGAAATGTTCCAGCGGCAAGCACTGCAAAGTTTTAGCCGCTGCACGAACATGCCATACACGCTGGCAGCAGGCACGGGCAAAGATGCAAATTTCAGTTCCTTCAAAGGCGACATGAAAAATGTGTGGGAGCCTGAAGTCAAGTGCGAACAAAGCCGTGTCGAGTTCTCGATCATTGAACCTGTTTTTCAGTGGTTCCTTGAGTCGGCGATTTACACGCCGGGATTACTCGATGGCTTGCCGCAGTTCGGTGAATGTGATCACAAATGGCACTGGCCGCCGTTGCCAGAATTGGACGCCTTAGACGCAGCGAATGCCGCTTCTGTTCGACTGTCAACAGGTCAATCAACACCGACTGAAGAACACGCCAGACGCGGGCAGGATTGGGACACGGAAAGCGTTCGTGCTGCCGGTGACTTCGGCGTCCCAGTAGAAGTTTATAAAGCTGCGGTGTTTGCAAAAACATTCGGCCTTGTGCCAGGTGCTCCACTGCCAACAGCACCAGTAACAGCAGGAGTTTCATCTACGATGCCACAAGGTGAATACACGACAATCGGCCAGCGAGCGTTTTCAAATAATCAAAAGCGGATCATGAAATCACTGGAACAATTTTCAAGCGGTGAGATTTCGCAGGTGATGGCTGAACAGACGCTCGCCAGTATTGGATTGACACCAGATCGAATCGCGGCACTGATTGCCGACGCGCTTGATGGCGGTGTGCAAAATCAGACAATCTCGGAGGTCGCAGTATGAAGCCATTGAACATGCCTGCGTTTCTTCGGCTAAAAGCAAACGGTGCTGGCAAGCCGAAGCGTTTTCAGATCCTCGCTTATTCAGGCGGAACGCTGAACGTCGAAGGATTCGTGCATCCGGTTGTAGTTGATTTAGCAGGACTGGAAACGCCTAACGCGATTCCGATCTTGATTGATCACACAAAGACAGTTGAAGCAACTCTCGGACTGACGGACAACATCAGGAACGACGGCAAGGCGTTGACACTGTCCGGAGTCGTTACAGGTCAATCGGCAACTGCTTTACAGGTGCTCGCACAATCGGCAGCAGGTCACACATGGCAGGCGTCGATTGGTGCGATGGTGATCGAGTCAGAAGAAATTGCAGCCGGTCAAACGGCAACGGCAAACGGTCAGACATTTGTCGGGCCAGTGACAATAGCACGGAGATCCGTGTTGCGTGAAACGAGTGTTCTCCCAATGGGGGCGGACAGTTCAACAACAGTGAATTTGGCGGCATCAGCCCGTCGTTTTTTGAAAGGGGCTGCGGCCATGGTTTTTGAAGATTGGTTGATGAGTCTCGGCCTTGATGTTTCGACGTTGACACCAGAGGCCGTGGCGGTTTTACAGACAGCCTATGCGGCTGTTTCACAGGCTCCTGCCGCAGCCGCTGCCGCAGTGGCACCAGTTGCCGCTGCTGTTCCAGTGGCTCCCGTTATTCCACCACCCGTATCAGCAGGAGCAAACGCAGTGACAATCGAAGCACGACTGAACGAAGAACGAAAACTACAGGCTGCAATGATCCGCAAAAGCGGTGAAATCCAAGCTAAGGCATTTGGTTTTCCAAACATCGCAGCGACAGCAATTGAGCAAGATTGGTCAATTGAAAAAGTCGAACTCGAAGTGATGAAGGCGAAACAGATTCAGGCAATGGGTGCTCGAACAACGAGCTTCGGCGGAGCACAGAGTGCTGCCGAAAATCTGCCGCAAGTCCTCGAAGCGGCAATGTGTGTGACTCGCAAAATCAAAAACGTTGAAAAGCAATTCGACGACAAGACTTTGCAAGCTGCACATAGTCAGTTTAAACGCGGCATCGGTCTACAGCAGATGATGCTGATGGCTGCCGCTGCGAACGGCATGAGCATGACGCCGGGAATGAGAGTGACTGCCGGTAATCTGCGTGAAGTGCTAACGTATTCATGCGGAAGTGGCCAGCAATTGCAAGCGGCGTTCACTGCAATTTCTCTGCCTGGAATCCTGAGCAACGTAGCCAACAAAGAGTTGCTCGATGGCTACATGGAAGAAGATCAGGTATGGCGTGAGATTGCTCAAACGAAATCCGTCAGCGACTTCAAAACTGTCACGAGCTATCGCATGCTGGACAACATGAAGTATGAAAAACTGGGGCCTGGTGGCGTCATTAAGCACGGGACGATCAGCGAGGAATCATACACTCGCCAAGTCGATACCTACGCCAAGATGTTCAGCCTGACACGGCAGGACATTATCAATGATGATCTTGGTGCGTTTGACGATTTGCGAAATCGAATCGGTCGCGGTGCAGCAAGCAAGCTGAATGATCTTTTCTGGACTACCTTCCTTGGTAATCTGGCGACGATCTTTACGGCGACTCGCACGAATTACATTACAGGTGCAA